GATCGCTTGCTTCGGGAGTTAACCCACCTACAAAGTGTCCTTCTGGATATTCCACCTTGTTACTGGATAACTGCCATTCCTCTCCCGTCCAGTGGTAGACCTTACCCTTTACGTTTGGGCCTACTCTGAATATCTGACTCTGGGAGTCTATGAAGACTACCCTCGAACCTCCGCATCCGCTCAAGAAAGCGGTCACGGTCAGGACTAACAGGAGCGTCTTCAGCCTTAGTTGGTTTTTTGGCTTCATGTATTACGTTTTTAAATAGTGCTTCAAAGATTGTCTTGATGATGCCCAGTATGAAGTTCACTTCTCTTTGGCTTTACCTACGTTGATGGCTAACAAATCAATGAGCTTGTACAGCTTCTTGACGATACCATCATCTTTAGGTGTTGGGGTTATTGCAGCAACTGCTGATGCCAACGCTACTGCGCTGGTAAGAATGACTACTATCTGTTCCCAGTTTTCTTGTACGTATTGCATAATATTTCCTATGGTTAAATATTGCTGACAGCCAGCCTTCGATCCACTTCAGCGTGGTAGGCTTTGTCACCGTCTTTATATCGTTGGTCGCTCATTGCGCGACGAACCTCTTGCATGTCCTGAAAAGGCATACTTCCCGGCCCACTGGTGTTACCCATAGTAAGTGTAGGTTGTGATCCATTCTCAGCCTTGTAACGGGCATACAGACCACTCACAGCGAACTTGGCTTGTTCAACGCTACCTGCACTAACTGCGTTGTTGAACGCTTCCATCTCCTCGTTATTGAGGGACTTACCAGCCCAACTGGTCATCTTGTCGTAGTCGGCTCCAGCAACGCCTCGTATAGCGGATTGTTGATTCTCCATTAGGGCTGACTGCCCAGCAACGTAGCTATCAACCAACTCACGACTAAGCCCAGCCTTGGATAGAGCGTCATATGTCTCGTCAGTTAACGACCCTGTTTCAAAGTATTGGACAGAGGCTTCTTGGATGACTTCCTGATTACCACTATCAACAGTCTCACTAGTGGAGTCTTCCGTTGTGTCACCAGAACTGATCTTCTTCTCCAACTCACCGTAGGCTTTTGCCATGTCTTCAACACTCTTGAACTTCTCAGGTAACCATTCAGGTCTGTCTGGTTGTTCTTCAGGAGTTATCTCCAACCCACCCTTCTCAGGGTCAGCCGTCTCTTCTTCAGAGGAGTCAGCCAGATGAGGTGGTTGTTCCTCTGGTTCCGTTGCACCTTGTACGTTTGCTGGTGCTTGTGGGGCTGGTTGCTCTGCAACAGGTGCGTCCTGTTCAGGTTCCGTCTCTCCCGGTGTTAGTTCGTTGATTGCGACTCTTGTTAGTTCTGCCACGGTGTTTCCTTTGTTTGTTGTTTTTATTATTGCTCAACAGGTGCTTCTTGTTCTTGTGAAGCTAATGACTGTTGACTCATTGCGTTAATTGCTGGCCCACCCAACTTCTCAGCCATCTGTTGCATCTGAGCTTGTTGTGCTGCCTGTTGAAGTTCTTCGTCGGACTTGATCAGTCCTTCCGTCTCTATGCCTAATGCTGTAGCCCGTCTCTTGAAGTAGTCACCAATGTTAACGTATTGGGCAACTGCTTCTGGGCCTACTACTTGGGCTGCTCCTGCTAGGAACATATCCAACCTGTTCAAGTCATTCCCCCGTCCCAGTGCTTCCACACCAGTAACGATGGTTGGTTTAACAATGTCCTTGGGTAACTTAGGCAGACGACCTGCCTTGTTCATCCGTGACATCAAGCTACTGACCAGCGGTAGTTGAAACTCCTGTGACAGGATTGAATACAACCCACCAAGGGCTGCTTCCAGTTCCTGACTGAGCATACGTATCTCTTCAGCGGTAACACGTTCAGCGTCACGCACTACGTTACTGTTAAGTAGGAATGCGTGGCTCAGACGGTCTTGGATGGATGCCATCGTTGTCTGGGCAACCCTGAAGTCGTTGAACTTATTCAGTTGCAACACACTAACGTCAGCGTCACTACCTTGGACAATTGCACCGTTGGCTGCTTCAGCAAGCGTTCTTGCCCTTGTCGTCCCGTTAGGGTTAACCATGAACAGAACCTTGGCTGCTGCTGCGGAACCTTCCACAATAGCCTTTGTAAGGCTTTCCAGACTCTTCAGGTCACCAAGGTATTCCTCAACAAACCCTCGTCCGTAATCCTCACCGTCGATACGTGTATAGCGTAAAGGTAACCAAGGAGACTTGTCGATAGGATACTCTCCCTTCGACTCTTCTATGGTTATTCCTTTAACGTCCTGATAAACAATAAACTTGTTATCACGCCTTACGACTGCTGTGTACAGGTCACAGGTATTCTCTTTGTTACCGTCCTTGTACACCTCATCCCTGACGCTTTCTGGAAGCATCATAGGAGCAACTGTTTCCTTGGTGGCAATGTGTGTGACATTACCCATAGGATCACGTTTAACCACAAAGCGGTCAGGACGGAACACACGCATACCACCTTCATCAGGTAGGTACAGTAGAGTGTTACCAGTAATGAGCAGGTTCTTCAGTGCTTCAAAGACTCCAACACGGAAAGCCTCTACTTCCACTTCCTGCATTACAGATCGTTCAACTTCAGATAACGCTTTTTCCAAGTCGCTCCGTAGTTGCTCACCCCCTTCCTCGCCAAGCTCTGCTTTGGCTTTGTCCAACTCATACCTGTCAATCGTTAACCGAAAGAAAGGTGCGTTGGGAGGTAATAAGGCAAGTAACAACTTGGATGACAGGTTGTTAACACCTCTGGCTCCTATCCCTTGAAAGGGTGTGGAGTATTTAGTACTGGCTGTATGACCATCAGGTGGTAGAACATAGGGTAGCGTCAGCTTGGACGCTTCACGCCCACGGTCGAGAAACGACCACCGCTGTCCTTCCAATTGGGAATACAGGTTTTGGGCGGATTCTTGTTCCATGATGACAGGTTATTAAGCTACGGTTACAGTAAGGTTTCCACTGCTGATTTGGAAAGAGTCTCCGTCTGCCACAGTAACTGAACTAGCTAGTGGTGTATGGAAGAGTAACTCACCAGCAGTAGATGCTGTATGAATACCCACATGAGTAACTGTTGCCCAATCTCCACCTGATGCGGTAAAGCCTGTAATGTCAGCGTTACTAGAGAGGCTTCCACCTGTTCCTGATGCTGCATCAAATTTATCTGTGATAGCAACACGGGCATAACCGTTTCCGCTAATCTCACCACCGTCATCATCTGTTGGATCGGCTGAATGCAGACCTAAGTAAATGGCGGTTGGTGCTGTTACGTTACCTTGATTCAGATAGCAATTCAGTATCTGATTTTCTACGTAGTCACTTGCTTCTGACATGATATATATCCTATGTTTGTGTTGTTGTGTTATTAAATTCCGTCAGGATCGGTGTACCATTCACCATCTGGATTGTTCAAAATTTCTAGTATTTCAGTCTTGGTATATGCTGGCTTTCCAACCAACCAACTAGGCACACCACCCTCGTACTTAACGAAAGTCTTGGAATGGTCGTTGTTCCACCTGATGGTCTGGGGAGACGTTTCAAGTACATCGTCATAGTTGATGTTCAGTGCTTCTCCTGCTGAGAGGATTACATATGTTCGGTTGTTCATTATGATGGTGGTGTGCTAAAGGTTGGTCCATTGGTGAGGGTGGCTGAGTTGGAGTTGGTCGAACTGTCAGCAATGCTTGTGCCTGTGTTCTCTTCGAACCTCCAATAGCCGACTAGGTTAGAATCACTACTTAGGTCAGTAGGTGTGCCACTGTTATAAATGTTGCTTACCTGTGTGCTAGTAAGTGCAGTGTCCCAGATAGATATTTCGTCATAACCAGTATCCAACCAATAAGCGGGTGATCCGTTCTGGTTTCTAGCCCCAAATAGAAGGTTGTTTGATAGAGTGATGTTGGACATGGTAACATTATTCATACTACCACTCGCCTCAGATGTAGCTAACTCCGATCCGTCCTTATAAATCTTAACACCGTTAGTTGCTTGGGTTGCGGTGTAAACCAGATGCGCCCAGCCTTGTGAGCCATTGGTGAAAGCAGCGGAGTCGGTCTGAGTGTGAACCTGTGTTGAACCGTCCTTGTAATATAGTGAGAGTTTACCGTCAGAACTTCCTGACTCATTACCTATGATACCAAACACCCTGTGAGCGGAACCTGTCATACTCACCCCGAATAGGTTAGGTGTATAGGATGTTGCTGGGTGACCGTCCGTTAGTTTGATCCAGAAGGATATAGAGAAGGAATCACGGAATGTACTCTGGAATGATGAGCCAAGGTCAATACTGTCATTTAAGCCATCACAACTTATACTGTAATCGTTGGCAAACCCTGCGACTGAAGCACCTGTAGCGGATGCCGTGATGGATGCGGAGATGGATGCGGTTCCTGTGTGGACTATGGTTGCGGTACTACCCTCGCCCATCTTCCACCAACCCGCCAAGTCGCTACTGCCCGTTAGATCACTTCCGCTACCGTTGTTGTAAAGGGCACTACGTTCGCTTGATGTTAGTGAGGTAGACCACACCGCAACATTATCTATCTTACCAGCAAAGTAACCATATCCCGATTCAGAAAATGACCCTACCTTTGCTTTAGCTCCTTGACTGAGCCACCCTGAGATAGCGAGGGTATCGGATTGGTCGGTAGTTAAAGCAACGGTAGCGGTTCCGTTATATATCGCTGGAACACCACTAGAGGATACGGTAACTATTATATGCGAATAGGTTGATGCCACCCCATTGCCCCAGACTGAGGAACTTGAGGTTTTCCTGTACGTATCTGACCCACCACCTGAGAGGTACTTCACCGTTCTCCACTGAAGTTTCCCTGTGGTCAAAAGGCTTAAAGCCATAAACCATGACTCAACGCCAGACGAAGGATTTTCGTAGGTACTCCAAATGTGTTGATCAGTGGAGGGGTTTCCATCGTCAGGTTTTACCCACATACTGATACTGAATGGTGAGCGGAATGTGCTTTGAAAAGTGTCCTCTATAACCCCGAAATCACCAGACCCATCAAAGACTACCGCCCTTGTACCTATTGCCGCATCAGAAGCAGAAGTGAATGTAGGATCACCGTACAGTGTCATTACATTATCGTTAGCAGTTTCGTCTGGTATCTCTACCGCAGGTATTTCGCCCGTTGCAACAATATCAATGTTAACCTGACAGTCGGCAGTTCCTGTGTGGGTAACAACTGGGAAATGCTCGTCCCTAAAGTACGCAATTATGTTGGTGAGATTCGTTCCTGTCTGAATATCGTCATATATCAATACATCGGCAATGTGAGCATCAAGGCAAGTTGTTCCTGATATACCCCCTATATTAAGGGAGGTTCCTGTGTTGTAAATATTGCCTGAGTATGTACCTCCCGTTGAACCGACCGTTAGATTTGTGGTTGATGACTGTGTGTGGGTTTTAGCTGACCAACCTGTCCCGTTGTAACTCACCTCCAAGATGTGCCAATCAGTTCTCCCGCTATATGCGTTGTATTGTTTACTGTTAGTCTGAGTAGAGTTAATGTTGGTGAATACTTCAAGTTTCTGGTTGCTGAGATAAGTTATAGTTGTCCTTGGGTTAGCTGACCCAATCCCGATTACCCTACCAGATGCCGTGGAATTATCATGTTTTAGAACAATAAAAGCGTGAAGTTTATCCCCGTTAAGACTAACACCTGATGCTGTTAATCTACTATCTGTTCCAAAGTTTATAACTGGGTTACTACTATTCCCTCCTGTTGCGTTGTAGGTAGGCAATGGACTTGTTCCTGTCACACTGACGGTTGTACCTGTATAACGATCTGTCCAAGAGGAGAGGCGATCAACTCCATTATATGTTAATCCTCTATTAGCGTCCCACCACGCAACCGTATCACTGGTTTCAAACGACTCACCTTCCCGTGCCGTTACTGTAATACCCACGCTAATGTCAGCGGTTCCTGTGTGGGTAACAACTGTCAGTGTCCCTGTGCAGGTAGACGTAATGCCTACATCAATGGAAGCTACTCCCGATCTGGTTACGTTGGAAGATGCAGTTGATGTAATACCTACTGATACCACTGCCGTGCCTAGTTCTAAGCCTCCAGTATTAAGTCCTGTTGCGGATGCTGTAATAGCTACACCAACATTAGCGGAGCGTCTGAAGGTAGCGGTGTGGTCAGCAGTAACGCCAAAGACTACTCGTATGTTAGCCCGTGGTACGGACGAGGTTGGTACGGTCTGGGTTATCTTTGACGACCTAGTAAACTTGTTGGGTAGCCTCGTAAAACGACTAGGGTTTGTACCTAGATTGGACGGAGCTTTTAAACCCATTACTTGTTAAAGGCTGTTGGCTGTTCCTGTTGCGTACACGGTAAACGTACCGTCACTGTAACCACTAACGACTGCCCGTAGTTTCTCGTAGTGACCTTCATCGTCACGTACCATAAAACTACCAGCACCTGTTATGACTTCCTCATGGATACTGTACCAAGACGCTCCAACGTATGCTTCAATGTTGACAGTAGCGTTAGCTGACCCAGTAGCCGTGATGCTGAACGTCCAGCCCTTGGCGTGTTCTGTTCCAGTAGCGCCACCAGTTGTGTTGGCTGACACACCGTTTAACAGTGTGTTCTTTTGAAGTGATACAATACTCATGCTGGCTTTCTTTCGTTACTCTATGAATTAAGGTTTACACCACTACCGCCACCTGCGTAGCTACCCATGCCGGGACGTTTAACGGTTAACTGTGCTGTGCCTCTACGCTTCTTTGTGCCACTACCAGCGCCACGTTTGGATGCTGGTTGAACAACTGCTGCCGTCTTCACCGGAGGTGGTGGTGCAGGTGGGGGAGGAGGTGGAGGGGGAGGAGCTTTAGGACCGCCTAAACACATGATTAATCCTTAATTATAATGGTTTCGTTCTGTTCGTTAAATTGTGATCTTAGAAACTCAACGACTGATCGTTGCCCTGCGTTAAACCATATCTGCCTGTCACCCCAACTGATGTCGGGATATCGGGCTGGATATAGTTCCTCAAGGCGATCAATTAGATCGCTGGAAAGATCGGGAATTCGTATAGGTCTATCCATTTGTATATATTCTATCGTCTAATTCGGGTGGTAATTGACCCTCTTTAATGGCGTTTTCTGTCCACATCCAAGCTGCTGCATTCCACAGTATTGCTCCTATGTGATCCTCTGATTCATCACCCTCAGAAGCAGCCAGCAGGTGTCTGCTGATGCTGTCCTGAAGGCGTGATAAAGGCATACCCTTCATCCAGTTGTTAGCGCCGTAGTTTTCGGCTCCTTGCTCGAAGCGTTTGGCAAGGGCGTGAATGGCGCATGGGGGAATAAGGTGGTATCTTCCTCTCCCAGTTTCCCCGTCACGCTGTGCACCGCTTGGGAATACTTTCTTTTGTCCGCTGGTTGGTAGCTCGTTGGCATCCATAAATATGTTATCTCCTTTTGTTTAATGTTGTAGTCGTCCTTGCGTAGTAGTCGAGCCATCCACGCATTCATAAGTGCTTCGCTTTCTGGTAGTTCTTTCTTGGCGTATAGTTGAGACACGGCTTCCCATGTGTATCCGTTCTTCTCCAGATACTTCTGGGCTGTCTTCAATCCGTATCCAGGTACACCACTGTAACCGTCAGTGTGGTCACCCATGACTGCTTGTAACAGGTGGAACTTGTCAGCCTCTTCCTCACTGGGATAATGGTATTCATCCTTACGGAAGTTGTACCAACGTCCCGGCACACCGTGGAAGTCCTTGTCAATACTAACAATGATACGGGTGTCCAATCGGTTGGGTCGTTCCGTTGCCAGTATGGACAGCACATCATCTGCCTCAAGGTTAGGCCAGCATTCTGAGTTGTAGGTATCCATCATCCATTCCCTACATGCCTTCAAGATGATAGGCTTGAACGAGGATCGTCTGTTGGATTTGTACATGGGGTTTAGTTTGCGCCTGAAGTTGGCGCGGTCACTGAACGCTATGGTTGTGGACTTTGCACCAAGACGTTCTTCCAGTTCTGTGATCCGTTCATGGATGTAGTCCTTGGCTCTACCCATGTCAGCGTGGAGCGTCCATAGGTCGTCTTCCCATTCGACTGGGTATTGTGCAATGAACGCAGCTTCATAGGCTATAACGTCACCGTCTATTAGTATGTTGATTCTGTTACTGTCGTTATTATTATTATTATCTGTCATCGTTTTCTTTCGTTATGTAGAAGGGTGACCAGTTGTTTCGGTACACCTCCCATTTGCTAATTTTATTATCTGGGTTTGGATAGAAACGCATACATGATACGTCTACGGCTGACCGTGGCACGATGTACCAAGAGTCAACTGCTTCGAGGAACACAGCCACTACGTCTATATCACTGTCTAATATTCGTCCCTTACTGTGGGTAGCCATGACCTTGTAAGTCTCTGACCGTTTGTTGGTATCCCGTGTCTTCGTTCCTTTGACCTGCACCTTTAACAAACCCGCCGGACAATCGACTATGCAATCGTGTGGTGCTGGTGTTGCTGGTTGGTGTGGTTCAAATGCCCTACGTAAACACTCTGCTGTGAAAAGAGATTCACAGTACACCCCGTATCGTCCTGACTCAT